ACAACTTGTTTAGTTTCTCCTTCCGTGCATCGCAACCACAATCTACGCCTGTGGTATCAACGAACCAATCCACCGCGGCTTTAATGCCTGTGGCGGTTGTAATCTTCTCAATGGTATCGCCTACGCCCCTACTCTTTTTCGTAGGTCTTCCACGCTTGGTAGTCTTCACCTCTGTTGGCTTGGATTCTTTTTCTTCCATTATCTAGTGTATTCCAAATTGAACGCTCACTTATTTTTGTTTCTTCGCTAATCTTCTTAATGGTCATATTAGAGTTGTGGTACACCTTAAATAGTTTGGTATCGTACCAATGCCAAGATTCTACCTCTTCCCAGATAGCGTTAATCATATTATTAAATACCTCTTCTTTTTCTGTGTCTGGGTCTTCTAGAGAACCATTTATATTAACATCATCTATAGATTCAAATGATATTGTCTTCTTGGAACTAATATAGAGATTGCGTAAAACGACAAAGACGAAGTATGTATTTACTTCGCCTTCACCATACATTATCCGTTCTGGGTTCTCTACATAGCGGTGCATTCGCAAGTACATATCCTGCACAACATCGTGGCAGGTGTCGCGGTCTGCTCCAAAGGATGCTACCATCCGAAGCCATTCGCTATGCCTTTGGGCTAGAAGGTCTAATATCACCAGATGACTTGAACAATAAACACGCCAATCGCGATTTGAAATTCGTGGCGGTAGCCAATATCTTCATATCCGTTCTCCCCCCAATCCAAGTAATTGAGACCAACCATAAAACCAAGCAGGGGGGAGATGCGGAATGTCATATCAACTCTTTTAACTTAAAAAACTTTTCTTTGTAAATATACAACTTGTCATTGTCTTCTTTAAGTAACCTAATTTCTTCCCTTAATTCCTTAATCAGACGAAGCAAATCTGACGAGTCCATCTTAAATGTAATGTCTTCATTTGATACTTCCAAAGCATAGGTAACTGCCTTGTCATACAACTGCTTGTAATCCTTGTAATACATATTCTCTTCGTGGATCTTGCGGTAATGAATTACAGATGCGTGGTCGCGCCCAATGATTCTACCCATAACGCTTGGCCCTGCTTCACGCCTAAAAGCGTTTACGAATGCTGCTCTTGCATATACTAGTTTACGCTTACGGCTTTGGTCTTCTTTAATACCTATGCGTTCAAAGAATATCTCTTTGGCTGCAAATAATTCTTCTATTTCCATTGTCCTTTAGTGTATGTTACTTCTTTAATTTCTCCCTTCTCAAACTTGTCCAGCACATAGGCTTGGGTGACCTCAAACAACTTGCGTGTCTGTACCGATTCCAGAACATAGCCGCCCATCTCTTTTGCCTTCTGGCAGGTGGTGTAGTTTTGGCAGTTGCATCCCTTACAGAAATAGGTTGTCTTCTCTTTTATTTGGAAGATCTCCCCATTTGAAGATGCTAGATAGTTGTCTGGTTGAAAATTGTTATAGTCGTTCTGCTGCATTGTCTAGTGATTTTTGTAGGTGTGTTAGTTCGTCTTTCAGCCCTTGTATCTCCAGCCGCTGCTTGGCGTTCTGGAGTCGGGCTTGGTTCAGTTGTGCGTTTGCAGACCTTTCATAGTTCACGAAATACGACAGGCATTCGTCAATGCTGATTAGGTCAATGATGTTGTCTACTATTCCGTTCTGGGCATCGCCTTCAAATATGTCTGCTAGGTCTTTGAGGTCAAGCATTATTTGCCCTAGAACTAATTGGCGTTCTCGGATATGCAATTCGTTGAATGTGGGGTCAGAAGGGAACATCTTTGGTATCTTTTATTTCTGGAAAGGTAATCAATGACTTGTAACCGATAAAATAGCCGACATTGAATTTCATTGAGTGTAGGCGTATTGGGCTATCTAGAGGCGTTGGTCGGCCTCCTGTCTCTAGTTCTTTCACCTTGCGAACGTGGACATCGGTAAATACCCAATCCGTTTCGTGTTGCGTGTATCGGTGTATAACCACAAACTCATCGGCTCGGTTAACGAATTTGCCGCCTCCTTCTACATCTGAAGCCATTGGGGGTATGGGGTGTCCTGCATAGGGATGTCCCTTAAAGTGTATCTTACGCAATGCTTCGGTGGCTGGATGGGTGTTTACGATTGTGGTGCAGTTGTAGTTCTTGCAGAACATACGGATATTGCTAGTTGCCTCGTAATGGTAGTCGTGAGTTGATACCTTGCCCATCCGTTTCTGGTTAATGGTGAGTGAGTTGTATGGGTCAATCATTACGCCATCAAATTGGAACTCATCGTATATCTCGCCCATCACTTCAAGTAGTCCGAATATATCGTACAGGCCATCGGAGTCAATGAATTGAAAGTGCGCTTGAACATAGTCGTATTTACGGGCAAATAATACATCGTCAATTTGTTTGATTGGAGTGCCGCACAGGAACTCAATAAGTTTGCGCTGGATGCTATTGACATTGTTCTCGCTTGAGTATACTAGCCACTTCGTACCATTCTTAATTGTGTGAATTAGCATAAGGTAAAGCATCGTGTGGGTCTTGCCGACATTGGCGTGTCCTGTACAAACGATAAAGTTGCCTTTTTTGAGACGCAGGTAATCGTCTATTTCTGGGTAACCAAACTTTGATGATTCTGGTATTAGACCCTTTCGGGCCTTCTGGAGGTAGTCAAATACATCTCCGCTTCTTGCTAGTGCTGGGTGTGTTGTCATTAGGGAAAGGTAGTAAAAAACCCCACCGAAGTGGGGCTTTAAATCAGAATGGTGATTCGTCTTGGAAGTGTTCCTTGTAGGAATCTCCCTGCGGGGGCTGCCCCGTGATTGTCGGAGTGTGCTTGACTACAAACTCTGCAATGTCAGTTAGCGAGATCTTACCTGCAACTGCTAGGTCAATAGCACCCTTGAATGCTACGCTACGCGCAATCTGCTCGTCTTTGCTGCCATTTGCAGCAGGTTTGGCTGGGGCGTATGGCTTGTTGTACGCTGCGGGTGCAGAGCCTGTAAATGGGCCTGTTCCTTTAGAGATTTTCATACCACCCTTTTCGTTCAGAGTGTATTCTACCTCATCACCTACGGAGTACCAAGGCGGGGCGGTCTTGGCGAATGTCGTGCCTTTAGAGCCGTCATCCATAGATACATCAAATTTGTGTAGGTCGTTCCATACACCTGTTGGGGTAATGTCTGTAATCTTAGCCATTTGCTTTAGTTTTAAGGTTTATTAAATCATTGAGGTTGGCTTTCATCTCAATTTCTTGCGCTTCCATCAAAGATAGTCGCTTTTCGCACACCCGCAATCTAGCCTCAAGGGCTAGAATACGGGCTGCTTGATATTCTATTAACTCTTCCATATCAGAAGTTGTAGTCGTAAAACTTGTGTGGGTAGTCAGCAATCTCCCAAAATTTCTTTTTCATTCTAGTGTTGCTGATTGGCGACTCGTAGACCTCGCCCTCTTCAGAGAACTCATAGCGTTGGTCATATTGGTTTACGCAATGTCCTGCAAATCCACCTGCGATAAATTCCATCTTAGCAGAGTTCTTACCAGCCACAACAGGCTGGATTAGGACTTTGGTTTTGCCTTTGATTCCAACAATTTTACCGACAGGGTTTACATCTGACCATAAGACTTGGTTAATGTACTTACCGATTAGATCTTCGGTAACTTGGAACTTAGGCTTTGCTTGTTTAGCGACTCTTCGGATTACGATTGTAGACATTTTAATTAGTGTGTGATTGTTATTACTTGTACTAAAGTAGTAACTATTTATTTAGCCGCAATGGTTCCGATGAAAAATATTTTGCTTGTATTTAATTCTATATCTGGATTATATATGATTACCATCTTAGGGAAATACTTTTTTGTGTCATCAATGACACCTCCCCAATCCTTGAATGCATCCATTGCAAACTTGACTGCCATAATGCAGTTGTCAATGTCATATCGGTAGTTAACCTCAGCGCGTACCTGTACGCTTTCAAATTGAACAGGGTCGTACTGCTCAAGTTGTTCTAGTATCTCTGCTTTAAACTTCTTCTTGGCTGCGCTCCTGTATGTAAAGTGCTTACCTGCGTAGAATGAATTTAATGATGGAACCTTTCCGACTTTAACGCTTATATCCACATCGTTCTGCAAAGTGAGGGTCAAGATCGCATATCCGCGATAGAATCTCTTGTTCTTTTTTTAAAGCCTCTTGGCGTTCTGCATAAGACTTTCCGCAATTAGCGAACACCTTTGCTGCCTCAAAGAGAAGATTGTCAATTCTTTTCTTTATTGCCTTGTTTGTATAGTATTTCCAAGTCATCTGATTTGCGTTTTGCTGATGCATTATGATATTCAAAGTATTCAAGATGATGGGCTGACTTAATAGTTTGATGCTCTAATTCTTTTTCCAGATGAGCAATAGCCTTTTTAATATCTTGAGTGATTGGGTTATTTGGCTTCTTACCTGCTCTAAGCAGATAGGTGATTGCAGTACCTAAGTTGTAATTATCCTCTTGGAAATCTAGCACAACATCAAATGCTTCTATCTGTTTGTGCTTTCCAATGTAGTATTTTGGTGTCTTATCCTTCATCTGTGTAATCTTCATAGTCATCCCAATATAAAAACCTTAACCCTTCAATATTTTCCACTCGCGTGGTTTCTGCGCCTTTGTCGTTGTTCTTCTTGGTTGAGGGGTCTGTCCCAGAATCCGAAGTGAGATAGAAATGGGTTCTGGTAATCGTCTGGTATTTTGCCGTTTTCAATATCATTCCATTTTTTTTCTAGTTCGTTCCTTGTCATTTCCAAATATATGACTATTTTATACAACTAGTTAAGTTATCTTATCTAGTTAAGTTATCTAGTTAGATATAGATATATCTAGTTAAGATAAGTTGATTCATCTATATGGTATCTTAAAACCTTTGATTTTAGGGCATATCTTCTGACCAGATATGTCCATATACCAGAAATGCGCCTACAGGGGCGCAAATCGGCTAAAACTATGCTCAAATGAGATGTTAGAGTATTTTCTGGACTATGGCTCGGAGTATTACAAGCAAACACAACACTACAACCATCCATCCAGCAAAACCTTCCCAAGTCATCTTCTGCTTCTGTACGGGCTGGTTCACAATCTTAATTGTTTCTACCCGAATCGTATCACTTGGACATTCAGCCGTAATAACAACACGCTTACCTTCCAGATACTTTACCTCTACCCTTACGCGATCTTGATACAGGATTGTGTCCTTTTGAATCGTTAAGGTGTCGTGCAACACCCTCTCCTTTGTGATTACAATCGTGTCCCGAACAACTACATTCTGTTGGATGGTTTTCGCAGAACCGCATCCACTAACTACCGCAAGAATCGCAAGTAGGGTCATCAATGCTGCAAAGCGGATTGACGGGTACTTCTTCCAAGTTGTTAAGCCATTCATCAAAGTGGGAGGTATTTAGTTTTTCCATTGTGCTTTACTGCTTTAAGGATTTGTTTGCGATGTCGCGGTGAATAGGAAATGTGAACCCAACTCGGAGCATCATCCGTGCCAAACTCCCAAATGAGTTGGTCAAAGTCGGTGTTTTCTTTCAACCAGTTAAACAAGACATCATTGCCTCCTTTGAAGCGGAGGTCGGCTGCTTGAGCAAAACAATGTTGACTGCTTGAACTTCCTCCAATGGCCTTGTTGACTTCGGGACTGCGGTAGCAACTTGTTACCACAATCGCTCCTAACGCATCTCTCGCGGGTTGTAAGACATTATCTACCAACGCTTGGAGGTTTTCTTCTAAATGCTTTGGAAGTGCGTTAGAAAGCCCCGTAGAGGTTTTGGTGAGTTCGGCTAAAG